GAGGTATCAATACTAACAGTAACGAATGTCACTTTAGTATCATTACCAGCGTTACTGATTGTTGCAGGTCTGAACTTACTCTTACGAGTAGAGCCTTTGACTTGCTTGGCAACAATCATATACTTGGCATCATCATCATCATTAACTTGCAGACGGTTCCGATACTTTGGATTGCTATCTGCAAGTGACTTGCCAAATGATGCCAAATCACTACTGGTAACAAAACCGTTCTTAAACAGATTAGTATCTGCAAGTTGGGCTGATGTTAGAGTGCCTTCAAAACAGATGTCAACGGAATCTGGATTGTATTCAGGTGTGTTAACGATTTCGTTATTGACAACTGTTTGGCTCTCTTTATCAGACCAACTCTTTGATTTCTCATCATAAGAACGGGCTTTGTTATTACGTACTGATACGAGTTTCATAGTAATTACTCACTTTCTATGTGCTCTATTAGCATAATCACACGATGCACATAGAACGCGAGTGATTACGGATAAACTGACAAACAGAATACCAAGAATAGTAGGGGACAGCCCGTCCTGTGCAGTGGGCTGTGTGAGGAGGCACGACGAACACAGGGGAACGCACGACGGGGATGTGGGTGGGACACCACGCTACCATCGACTGAACAATGGGCTTTCAACCGAGGAACGAGGGTGCAAGCCTATTTTCAGACGGGTAGGGGAATGTGTATATCACACACACGCATTCTCGTTTTAATTTTTCAAAAGTGACCTAAGTCATTGCATTATATGCCTTTTGTGTCGTATATTACCTTATGAGAGAATTTTTACGCATTTTAGGTGTCATACTGCTAGCAGCGTGGGGACTTGGTATAATTGGCCTCCTGTACTACATTATGGCACTTTCCTATAATATTTATCAAATCCTACTATATATCGTCTCTGGGTAGAAAATGACTTGTTTAAAATATTTTTTTGTTGTATTTTTAAAAACTTAGTATCGATACTATGGTACATAAGTATCGAAGTAAGTGCCTAAATAGGAACAAGTCAAGTAAGTCCTAGTATCGATACTAAGTGTACTATTAGTATAATATACTTAGGATTGCTACACATAACAGTTGTAAATTACCTATACAATTTAAGGGATAATTATGGGCAATAGCTACAGTCAGACACTAAATGATACCGATGAAGCCGCTTTTGGGGAAGAAGAACCTAAATACGACTTAAATACCGCTATACAGGAGATAAATCAATTATTCTCTTCTCAAGAGGGTGGAGCTAAGCTTTCTGACCAAACAGACTTTATGAACCGTATTGCGTCTGCAGAGAGCAATTATGGCGGAGATGAGATGGGAGACCACTCTTTTAGTGCTTTTCAGCTGGACCCTATCAGATATAAGGATATTCAACAGCGAGGCGGTAAGGGTAACGCAAAAGAGCGTATAGACGTAGCAAACAAGTTTCTGTCAGAAAAGCTCGGTAGAGAGGATTTTGACCTTATGAACCTTAATTTGGTAGATGAACAGCATAATCCCTATGTTGGGGCTACCTTAGCTCGCTTAGGGCTAGCAAGTGTGCCTGAAGAAGTTCCTGGAGACCTTTCAGGGCAAGCGGACTATTGGAAGAAGCATTGGAATACAGAGGCAGGTGCGGGTACTCCTGAGCATTTTATGGACCAATCTAAGGCCCATGGCTTTGGAGAGGCTGAAATACAAGGAATGCAGACTCCTAGCCGTGAAAAGGTTACAATAAGTGATTTTACTAGTTAATGTACACTATAAATATAAAACATCGTGGAAATGAAGAGCATACGACCTATACAATCTACAAGGAAGACGAGGCCAAAGGACAAGGGTTGGAATATATCCATTGGAAGTCTGCTAATTGCGGTGATTATGCACTTTCTGATGACCAATACGTGGCTAAGGTCATTGCTAAGCACACCTACCCGGGTAATCGTGGCTTTGATAACATTTATCTTAGGTTTCCTTGGGGTTATGTCTTTTATAATACTAAATATCCTTCAAAAAAGCTCATAGTCAAGGGAAGAAGGACTAATACAACTTTTACGGGTAAACCCTATCATGAAGTAAAGTGTAACTCTGAGAAGTATAAGAACCTCGCTATGACGTATGCACAGTGTATGGACCCTGATATGGCTATAGATTTGACTTTTAGAGGTGCATCTGATAATGAGAGGAGACGATGGAAACGAACAATAAGAACAAAGGCATTTAAGAATATGGTTAGAGAAGAACTACAAAGTGTTCTAAAAGAACATGGTTTAACTGAAAACTACACTTTAGACTTACTGGAGGAGGTAATCGGACTCGCTAAGAACAAGAAGGATGTTACTAATTTAATGCGTGCTATCGAGAATCTACAGGACATGCATGGTATGAAGGACAAACATCTTGTTAAAACTACAGATAAACTGGAGGCTACATCAACTGCTACTCTTATTGACGATATTCGTGAGGAAGAGCACAAATTGGTAGCATCTCGAACAACTATAGAACCGGAGGGGGACCCGGGTGATTAAATTGATATTATTGGCAGGCTTGTTAAACTCTGGAGAAATCACAGCTACACAGCCTGATACTGTAAGAATTGAAGCTAGGAGGAGGAGTGGGAAAGGTAACAAGCAACGTCGTAAAGGTGGGAACGGTTTAAGGTAGTGGATTATGAGGAACAATATGCTCATAAGCAAGCCCTTAAGAAGCTCTATGAGAACATGGGGCTTTTTGGCAAATACTGCTTTCCCACGGCATTAAACAAGGATACGCCTGAATTTCATAACGAAATTTACAAAAACCTTATGGATGATAAGGTTAGGCGTGTAGCGATAGCAGCTCCCCGGGGAACAGCGAAAAGTACTACGACTTCGTTGATATACCCAATGTGGAGGCTTGCTTTCAAAAAAAGTGATGAAGACTTATTTATGGTGATTATCTCTGAATCGCAGACACAGTCTATTAATTTCTTGTCTAGAATAAAATACCATTTATTTCATTCTGAGAAGTTTAGAGCAACTTTCGGAGATTTGGGACCCGAGACAGCAAAGAGGTGGACCAACAATGATATAGTACTAGCGAACGGTACAAGAATTATCGCAGTTGGAACAGGCCAGCGAGTTCGTGGATTCATTGAGGGAGATACTCGTCCCAATCTGATAATAATCGATGATTTTGAATCTGAGTTGAATGCTGCAACTCCTGAGGCTCGGGCAAAAAATAAGAAGTGGGTGACCGAAGCCGTGATACCTTCGTTATCGGATGAAGGCAAAATCGCAATGATTGGGACAGTAATCTCCGAAGATTGCTTTTTATACTGGGTAAAGGATTCAAAAGCCTGGTCAGTTCTTTGGTATGCAATTTGGGATGATGATGAAAAGTCCATATGGCCAGAACGATTTCCTAAAGAGCGAATCCTCCAAATAAAGGAGGAGTTCGGCTCTATAGGGAATCTTAATGGTTTTTATCAGGAGTATATGAATATAGCACAATCTCCTGATAATGCACCTTTTAAACCCGAATGGGTTAAAATGCACCATATGGATTTTAAAATAGTTAATGGGCAGACTTGTTTAACTAGGGATAAGCAAGGTACGACTGAATACATACCCGTAGATGTGTACACGGGAGTAGACCCTGCAAGTTCACTGTCGATAACAGCAGATTTTTTTGTTATAGCTACAATTGGAGTAGATAAGGAGAATAACAAGTATATTATAGATATCTATCGAAAAAGGATATCACCGGCAGAACAACCAAAGTTAATGATAGAGGTCTATAAGAAATTCAAACCTAGGAGAATGAAAGTTGAAACAACAGGTTATCAAGAAGCTCTTAGAACTGCTTGCAGAGAGATTATGCACGAGGAAGGACTCTATATTCCCGGACTCGAAAAGGGTGTCAAACCGCGTACTCGTAAATCAGAACGATTATTATCTATGGTCCCTATGTTTGCTAAAGGCTCTTTTTACTTCAGGCCGGAAGACATAGAGGCTCAAAAAGAGTTTTTATCTTATCCAAGAGGAAGACATGACGATATCATGGATGCAATATGGACAGGCCTAGACGGGCATAAGCCGTGTAGGGTCAAGGATTTTAACCCAGAAGCCGAAAATGATACTAAGAGTAGAAAAATCATTGACTGGCTTACAATATAGGTTGTAAATTACGCTATGGATTATACCCAAAATTCGTCCAAGAACGGACTAAAAGGTGATGCTAAACTGGCTGATGAGACTAAAGTTATCTTCGGTCAATATAAACAACGTAGAGAAGAATGGGCTAAGCAAGCTAAGGAGGATAAGGAGTTTAGACTAGGGAAGCAGTGGACTGCTGAACAAGCCGCTACTCTTCAATCTAGAGGTCAAGCTGCTATTGTTGTAAATAGAATACATCCTGCTGTCGAAACGGCAAAAGCCATGATTACGGCTAATCGCCCGGCATTTAGGGCATCGCCAAGAGAAGACTCTGATAGAAAGGTCGCTAGTGTTATTAGTGCCCTTTTAGCTTATATATACGATATTTCAGATGGACGTGCCTGTATTAGACAGGCTGTTGATGATTACTATGTAACAGGCCTAGGAGTACTGCAAGTTTATCAAGACCCGTACGCAGATATGGGTAAAGGTGAGGTTAAATTTAAAGACCTAGACCCAATGGACGTATATGTTGACCCTAATTCTAGAAGTAGGTTTTTTGATGATGCTGAGAATATAATAGTATCTCGATTGTTCACAAAAGAACAAGCTCAGTCTATCTATCAGGATTATGATACCAAGATTAAGAATGCTATGGGTAATTATGATGATGTGTACCCAGTTACCGAACGCGTAGGAGACGGAGTCCATTTTCCAGAAGATGTAGGCATGATGGCAGAAAAGGACTATATCCGAGGATATGAGCGTTTTTATAAAACTACATTAAAGAAATTCAGGACATTTGAGCAATTCTCTAGAAGAGAGGAGCTTTTAGACGAGGAATACTATTTATCAGAATATATTATGAGACCGGCTTGGCAGATAGATGGAAAGATAGTTACTGACGAGGAAGCTGCTAAAGGATTGATTGCACAGTTCAGTCAGGCAAAGCTGCAAGAACATCAGGGTAATGTACAAAGAATGTCTCAAGAAGGTTATGACCCTGAAACGATTCCTCTTCCTATGCCACCTAAGATAGTTGAGACTACTTATGGTGAGCTTATTAAAGAAGGCCAAATTGATGTAGTAGAGGTTGAAGTACAAAGAATTAAGCATTGTGTCGTAATGGGAGACAAATTATTGTATTCTAGGGTATTGCCTACAGAAACTTACCCTATAGTCCCTTTTATGAATATTCACACAAGAACGCCATATCCTACATCAGATGTGAGAATGGTAAAGGGTATGCAAGAATATATCAACAAAACCCGCTCTTTGATAATAGCCCATGCAACAACAAGTACTAATACTAAGATTTTAGTGCCAGAGGGCAGTGTGGATATGCAAGACTTTGAAAACAAATGGGCACAACCAGGTGTAGCTATTCCCTACGACCCTACAGATGGTCCGCCAGTGCCTATCCAACCTACACCATTGCCCACAGCTTTATATCAAAATGAAACTTCTGCAAAGAACGATATAGACCATCAACTGGGTATTTATGAAATGATGCAGGGAAATTCTCAGGCTGCTCCCCAAACGTATAAAGCGACTATATCGCTAGATGAATTTGGGCAAAGGAAGATAAAATCAAAATTAGCTGATATTGAATCAGCATTAACAAGACTTGGTAGAGTAGCTATTGATTTTGCACAACAGCTCTATACCGTTCAAAAAACATTTAGGATTGTTAATCCAAATAATTCTATGTCAGAATATGTTGTTAATAAGCGATTGTACGATGATAAGTCTGCTGAAGCGAAGATTATTAATGACATAACTGTAGGAAAGTACGACTTAGTGGTTGTTGCAGGTTCTACCTTACCATCTAACCGCTATGCCGAACTAGAGTTCTATATGGACGCATACTCCAAAGGCCTTATCGATAGACAGGAAGTGCTTAAAAAGACTGAAGTCTTCGATATCGAAGGAGTTATGCAACGTATGGACACCATTGCCCAATTGCAACAGCAATTGCAGCAAGCAGGTGAGAAGATTAAAGAGCTATCTGGTGACCTTCAGACTAGGGACCGTGAAGCTGTTAACCTTCGTAAGAAAGTGGAAGTTGAGAAGTTTAAGACTGGATTGGATAAAACCAAAAACAAGTCTCAAGCTGCAGCTACCGTTTTCGACAAACGTCTCGATGATGAGATGAAGAATATCCGCACTAATATAGCAACTGCCACGAAGGCAAACGCTAAAAGCTAGGACACCCCTTGCGGAAAAGGGCTCCTAAGGAGAATAAAGCAAATGACTAATGACAATGTAAATCCAGAGCATCAAGCCAACAAACCTGTAGCAGCTAATGAAAGCCCTACAGAAAATGCTTTTGATGTTAAAGAAGAAAAAGGTTTTTCATTTGATGAGGTGATTTTTGGTGAAGGACAAGGACAAACTCAAAGAGGTACACCAATCGAAACAAATCAAGCTACACCAGCAGCTGAGCCAGAGGCGGCTCCCGTAGAGGGACAACCTGCCGAGGCTAAGAATGATGAGAAGCGATTTGAATATTGGCAATCTAAGGCAGCCAAGTTAGAGAATGAACTACAGGAAACTAAACCTTTAGTTGATTATGTGAAGGCAAATCCCCAGATTATACAGCCAAAGGCACAGCAACAAGCTGAGCCAGCTGAAGAGTTTCCTCCCCCTCCTGAAAAGCCAGAGAGGCCACCTAGTTACAATAGAGAGTTAGCATATACCGACCCTAACAGTCCATCTGCCGAATATGACAGAAACGTTGAAGGTTGGAGAGATAATATGGATGAATACAATTCCCTAAAGGTGCAGTATGAAACAGCCGTAGTGCGTGAACAAATGGAAAAAATGGAAACGCAACGGGTGAATCAACAAAAAAACATGGAAAAGCGTACTGCTCAAACTGAAAAGATGGGTGAAGTAAGTGAATATGTGCAGGCCCAGTATGGTCTGACTTCAGAAGAGACTGGTTCTTTTATGAAAGATATGAGCGACCCTTCATCTATTAGTATGGAGAATCTCGTAACACTTTGGCGAATGAATAATGGGAAGAGCGGTGCTCCTCCTGTAGAAGCCCAGGGTGTTCAAGGAGATGTACCTCAGCAAAGGCAACCCTCTGCTGAGTTCCAACAAGTTCAGAGAGCACAGCAAGTTCCTCAGCCTATGGGTATAATGTCCGGACAATCTTCTAATCCTGATGATGGAATGACTGATGGTGAAAAGTTTATGCAAGCCCTTATTGGTAATCATGATAAAAATCAAATCTTTTAATTTAGGAGAAAGTAATGGCAAATGACTATACAGGTGCCACCGGAACTACTACCTATACTACTGCGAAAGACCAGTTTAAATCGACAGGCATGCAAAATTCGGCCGATGCGATTGCTGGATTTCCAGGGTGGAGTGGTATATCGGTTGACAACCTACGTAGAACGTTTGCGATTGGGGATTATGTAGCCCAACTAGCTCCCGAACAGTCATTATTCTTTGCATATCTCTCACGAGTAGCTAAGGGTGGATTAGATGAGACAGTTTGGAAGCCTATGGAATACAGACCACAATGGCAAAGACGTAATTTCAAGTTATATGACCAGGATGAATCTGGTGATATAGCATTAACTTGTGGCGGTGACGCTACCACTTTAGGTGATTTAACAACTGCGGCAGCTGGTGGTTCTGCTGGGGTTAAATTCAGATGTGACTATGATAACACTGGTAAAAAGACAGCGGCATGGGACCAAGTTCCTGTGTTTATTCTTTTAAACCAGGTTGTTAGAATCAAAGTGGCAGGTGGCTTAGCTGCTAATAATGGTTATCAGAATTTTAAGATAACATCAACTAGTGGAGCTGGAGCAGCTCAAAATTGGGGGCTGACTTCTGTTCGAAGTGACTTCCCATATGATGATAATGCTGAAGAAGTTGGTGGTGGTCTTTACACATACGTTGCAACTGCTGGTGCTGAAGGTCAGGTTGTTGGAAGTGCATTTGCGGAAGCAAGTACTGCTCCTGATGGTTGGGCAGACCAAATCAGCGACACTGAGTTCTATATGCAGATATTCAAGACTGCAGTACCCCTAATGTCCGGTTCAGCTCAGGCTACCAGATATAGAGGCTTTGCAGATGAGTATTCTCGTATTTATACTCAGCACGTTCTATCCCATAAAATGGATATTGAACATGCAATGCTGTTTGGCTCTGGTAACTATATATCTCAGGATGAACGTTATTCTTGGGGTATTGTACCATTCATTGAAACCCAGGGCGGTAAAGCATATGAGATAGATGCTTCAACTGCTGGCTTTGATTACTTTGTTGACTTGATGCGTGATTTCTTTGATTACGAATCAGGTAACTCTGGTCAAAAGCTAGTATTGACATCTCGCTCAGTAATTGCTTGGCTAACCAAAATGGGTTCTGTAGCTAGTAACTCCTTTGTATATAATACAATGGGAATGGGAGCCGGTGGCTCAACTAGTAGCAGTACTGGTGGTGACGCTATATCAGGTCCTTATAATGCACAGATAGACATTAAACAGTCTAAATTTGCACCTGTTCCAATTACTGCAGTAAGCACTGCATTTGGTACATTGAATTTCATTGCACATCCGCTATTCCGAGGCCATGCCGAAGATATAGCCTGTGTTGTTGATATGAACAATGTGTCTTATCGCTGCTTGCAGGGTAATGGAATTAATAGGGACACGTTTGTGGAAACTAATATTCAGGACAATTCTGTAGATGGTCGTAAAGACCAGATTATTACAGAGTGTGGTCTTGAGATTATGCTTCCAGAAACGCATGCTCTGTTGAAGTTCACAAACCTTACTAACCTAATTGCAGTCCCAGCGACTTAATTAGTTAGTAGTTAATCTGATGAGGGGGGTATTTACTTATCCCCCTTATCAAATCGGGAGAAAGAATTATGGCGGATTATACGCAAGTACTTGATGGAGTTGTTACGGACTTTAGCATTAATAGAGTCACGCGTCCAGGCCAATTAAAGGTATATAGACTCGGGTCACAGACAGATACTTTTAGTGATGGTAATGGTGTTTATGAGGCTAAGCGTGGTGAGCAGATTGTTAGGGTAAAAGCAACTGGAAATGACTCAGCAAATGTTCCAATAAGTTTATGGGGCATGGATGGGGTGGCATTGGTAACTGCATCCGGAACTGAAGATGCAGATGAATTTAAGGGTCCTTTTTCAAAGGTAACTGTTGGTGACGCAGCAGGTCCTGTTGAAGGATTTATAATGATTTGGGTTAAAAAAGGAGATTAAGATGGGAAGTAAAAAGGAAAGATATCAATTGAATACGAGTGGTGACATTACTTCTGGTAGTGTTAGGGCTCGTCAAAATTCAGTTGCAGTAGGCAAATATGTTGAGCACGTTGAGGCACAGTCTCTAAGAGGAACGGCAAGTGACGCACGAGTATCTCCTACAGATGCAGCGGATATTACTGCG